CATTCTAATGCCTCACGGCTTGCCGATTACACGAACAGCCCAGCCGTTTACTACCACGGTGCAAGCTGCGTCTGATTTGATTTTTAACCGAGCATTGCCAGTCAGTGTTGCGTTGTTGCCCATGTAGACCATCTGAGTTACCGCGACAGACTGAGCGCCCGCCCCGGCGAACTGCTGAGAGCCAAGCACCGGAACCTCATACTCGCCAGAGCCGTCGTCATCAACGAACAGGTGTACGCTAACCTCTTGCACGGCCACGGTGGTTGTCACAACGATGTCAACGCGGATGTCTACGGTGTCACCCAGCGAAAGGCCGGAGAAATCGAAAGCGTTGCTAGCTGCCGACCAGACGGTCGTAACACCAGGGAACCCATAAGTAATCAGAGTGTTTGCGCCCAGTGTGTCATTGGTCAGCGTGTACCAAGCGCCCGGTGTTGCCGCATTGATCGGCGCCAATGCAGTTGCTGCGTCGTTGTAGTCATAGACGCCGAACAAAGCAATGCCTGGGATCTGCTGCGCAAAAGACTGCACAGTCGCCTTCATGTTTGCGCGGCCAGTCTTGCCAGTGGTCAGATCAGGATCATAAACCAGAGCCGTGTCAGTGTCGGATGCACTGCGCAGGTCATAACCGCCAATGCCGCGCTTTTTTGTCAGGTCTTGATCGTAACTGTGACTCATGGGTTACTCCGTAATAATAAAGCCGTCGTCGTCAACAATGTCGATGCCGTACTGGTCGGATGCGTCAACGTCGTGCGCAACGTCAATCTGCTGATAGGGGTTGTTGTCCACATAGTACGGCGTATTGCCAGCACCAAGCGGCATGAGTGGATTGCGTGCAAGCTCTGGCGGATTGTATTGCAGCAGGTCTCGGTAAGCCTGACGAGCCATACCGGCATAGCCCAAATCAGCCGGGATTGCCAAAGCGCGGGCAAGGTTTACGGCAAGATTCATCTGCACTGCACCGATGTGCTGCAACAACAGGCCAGAGTCATCGGTCAGCGCGCTGGATTCAGCGACCAGATACCCGATGTCAAGGCCACCTTGCAGCCATGCAGCCATCATGCGATCAAGAGTGCGCAAACCCTGAGATAGGCGCGTCGATTCAAGATTCCCATCAAAACCAATGTCTTGATAGGCTCCCTCTATGATTGACTGTTTTGTTATAGCCATTATTTAGCCTCAAGCTCTGCCAGCTGCTCTTCTAATCGCGCAATGGATAAGCGCGACGCAGCCTTTCCGCCTAATTGCTTAATTCTATCACGAATCTGGCGCTCATAGTCACCACCATCAACGCCTGAAGTTTTAACCTCGGCTTCAATGCTTTCAATAGAGCTTTTCCAGCCTGATGCCAGTGCGTTGCTGATGTCTGAATCGTTGAATGCGCGCACTGTGTACGCTACGCCATCAGCTGTATTCCAACCGCCGCCAGCCTTGTATAAAAGTTGCATCTGACACTCCAGAAGTGGCAAGAGGGGCCTAAGCCCCTCTTTGGGTTTTACACTTGCTTGTCGAGAATCACACCGACCATATCCGGGTGGATCACTTGCACGTCGAAGTAAATCAGGGTCTTGATGTTGAATACTTCGTTGTGCGGATCGTACCAGTAGGTCATGCGCATCGGCAGACCGTTCTCAGTCATTGCGTCCACTTTCTCAACGCCACCAGCATCAGTCGGAACCGGCAGGCGGCCCGGAATCAGCACGGTAGATTCAGGAGTGTAGAACAGGGACGGAGCGTTGGTAGCGATGTTCAGGATAACCACGTTTGCGCCGTTCGCAGCTTGTGCGGAACAGTTGGCATACGGGCCACTGATTACGATTGCTGGAGAGCACACAACAGAGCCAGCCGCAGCAGACAGTACGGTGAAGGTTTGCAGCTCGCCGTTATTGGTGCGGGTTTCTGGGTTTAGAGCGTTTACGCCAGCGATGGTGAACTTGGTTCCCACTGGCATATTGCCAGCTGTTGCGCCGGTGATGTTCAAGGTCATCTGGCGGTTATCCAGGAAGAAACCGCTTGAGTCGTAGGTTGCCACGGTATGCGACTGGTTGCCGTTGATTGTCAAGCCAGCGGTAGCATTGGCCGCCAGATTCAGCAGGTAATCAGAGCGCATGGTGTCGAAAGTTGCCAGATTCGGCAGCTTGTTGCGCTGAACAGCTTCATTCACCATCACATCACGGGACGCAGTGGCCAGCGATTGCGCCACCTTGGCATAGTGCTTGTTTGACAGGAACAGCTTCTTGTCGTACGCGCTCAGGCCACGATTCAGCATCAGGGTTTCAGCGTCAATCGCGGTGTTATAGGTGAAGTCGCCAGTGATCGCATGAACCATACTGGAATTGTTGATCATGGTCTGGTAGGCAGCGATGTCCACGGCGTTGGCGATGTCCTTGGCCATGCCTTTTGCAACGCGGGCGCGGCGGTAATCGTCACGCAGGTCCTGCGTGCTGATACGAGCCAGAACACGTTTTGCCAGAGTGCGGCGAACAGGAATCATGCGATCCGTGATGTCCTGGAAATCACCGGCAGTAGAAACGATTCCGTCTTGAACATTGAAGCGGTATTCCTGCGGAATATACTCAACGTCAGAACCAGTGCCTGAAATATTGTCAGTGCGGCCCATGTTGGCCATGTCTGACATATCATAGGTTTCCAGATCCTTGGACAGGGTCATATTAATGCTAGTGGTGTCGGCGGTCTCTTCAAAGAGTGCCGCCATCTTACTTTTTGCAAATGAGTTTGCCATTTTCAATTACCTCGGAGTTTTTTTCTGGCTTCTGCCAGGGCTTTAAAGTCCGCAATGCTGCCGGTTTCTGCGTACTTAGCACGCAAGCGTTCAACCTCAGCCTCTGCGGCATTTACACCCCCTGAAGCCCGCATGGTGGGTTCTGGTGTGCTTTCAATTTTCTTGCGCTGGTGAACCTTTACTTTGCTTTCGGCTTCTTTGATGGCTCGCTTCAGTACGCCGGCAGACTTGGCATTCAACACCTTGTCCAGCAGCGCCGGAAACTTGCTCAGACCAACAACAGTCCGTGCGAAATCAATCTCCTCACCGTATGTCAGGTCTGCCAGTTGCGCCAGTGCAATCTCAGGATCACGCCCCTTGGCAATCAAAGCTTGACGTAATGCTGACTCGTCTTGATCGTAGCTGGGCAATGCTTTGCGCAGTATTTCAGTGCTTTCCTCAACAGATTCCAGCACCTCAGGATCAATCTCAAGCGCGCTTTCTTGCTTCGGTTTCGCTGTCGGCACTGCCTTTCGCTTCTGTTCCCATTCGGATACAGCGGATACATAGCCCTCCGGGTCTCCGTAATAGTCATCGGCTTTCGGCTTGGCACAAGCTGCAACCTCAGCCAGCAAACGGGCCTGTTGCTCTAATTGCTCGCGTAACTCGGCCACCTCGCGTTCTGCCTTTTCACGGGCTTCGCGCTCAGCCTTCTTCTTGGCTCGCTCTACTTTCATAGCGACCTTGAAGTCCGGTTCACCTTTCTTAGCCGTTTCGTCTTGCTGGTCGGCTTCAACCTCCACAACAAACTCCAGCTCTTCAGTATCTGCACCTTGTGGCTCGGTGCCTTCCTCGGTTTCGGTCGCCACAACCTCAGTCGGTAGAGTCGCTTTGTTTTGTTCTTCGGTCATATTGTTTCCAGAATCCACCATTTAATTTCTCCGCTGGTGTGTACGTTAATCTCAGGTAAAGCCCTGATAGTCTTAGGCTATTATAGGACGATAGGCAAAGTAAATGCAAGCGTGGTTGTCAAGTAGAATTTTACTATTGAAAAGGCGTGAAAAAGCCCACCGGTAGTGGGCCGTTGGTAAGAGGTGTGTTTAAAACCTGCCCGTAATAATCTGCCCAGTCTTTTTTGCGTTTTCAAGTTCGATGCCTTGCGTCTCCGCAAGCGCCTTATTGATGTCTACGCCGGTCTTCTGAGCCTTGGTTACAGCATCAAGCCGCTTGGTTTCCGCGTTAAACTGATCCACTTGCTTATCCAGCATTGCGGCCTGGCCTTCCATTAGTCGAGCCTGAGCCTCTGCTGATGCCAACTGAGCGTTCGGGTTCTGCTGCTGCATCTGCTGCTGCGCAATCTGGATAGTGACCATTGCGATTGCCTGCTCTTCCTTCGTGCGGATGCCCAGATCCTGCAACGGATAGCCAGCCATAATAAGCGGCATCGCCTGCTGCACTATCATCTGAATCTGTTGCATGTGCGCCATGCGGCGGATGTCAGCCATCCCTTCGCCAGTGGTGGACTGGATAGCAGCCATAAGCGCCATCTGACCCATAGGCGTATCAGGCGCTGTGTATTGCAGCAGCTCCAGCGCAGCGGTGCGCTCTGCTTCGCGCTTGGTGCGATAGCTTTCGCCCTGTCTAACGGTTACATCGTACTTTCCGCGCGCTGCGTATTTGTACGGGCCGTATTCTTGACGCACTGGATCAACGCCCATCTCCAGCGTGGTAACACTGGCAAAGGTACCGTCCTCCTGCATGATGCGAAGCTTGCGCGGATTACTAAAGTACAGCTTCTGCGCTGCCGGAATCCAGGTTTTGCACGCCGCACGGATTGCTTGTGCCGCATTGGTCATCAGCGGCAAGAATGAATCGTCTGTGCGGTCGTTCACCTGCTGAATGGCTGCTGAGCTTGTGTTGCTTGGCAGCGTTGCCTGTCCTGCGCCGGATTGCTCTG